TGCTTGACTATCCTACTCTAAGGATTTGAAATTGTCCTTCAACACCAATATCTTGTGTTGTAGTGTATTCACTACTTTGACAATAAAACACTACAGTAAATGGCGTGCTGCTTTCATAATAATTACTGTAGTTCATGGTGATAACATTTGGGCTATCTCCACTTGGTTCAGTGAAAGTAACATAATCAGATAATGGAGGAAAAACCCCATTAATTTTGTAGTAAAGATAAGCACTAGTTAGATGATAACCTGTCCTAACTATAAATAGGAATCGACCTTGAATGAAAAACTTTCCTGGAGGAAAAGTGATAGTATCTCCTTCAATAGTACAATCAATTCCATTGGTTACTGTTTCAGCAAGTGACATAAGATAATCATTATTGATCTCAGTAGCTGGGATGATGTTTACGCTATTAACAACCAACATCATGGAATTAGTGGATAAAGTGTTAGTTTTGACTTCAGGATTGAATAATTTAACTGTATATTTGGCAACAATCGATCCTAAAGTGACATCATTGGCAACCTGGCCACTAGTTGAAATATAAACATTTCCACTATCATAAACATTAATGGTTTGTCCAAAAGGAACTGGACCCATTCTAATCAAACTTTTTGGATTTTGTTTATTTAAATCTCTTGAATTTAAAAATAGAAGCATATTTTTGTAAGGTGCTCCATAAACTTTTTTAGTAGCGTTTTGTGTAACAAGAGTGCTTTGCGGTGCTGGATCATCAGGATCTGAATCAAAACTCAAAATGACATTCCCTGAAGCATTGGGATTTACCATGTTTACACTAGGAATGTAACGATAACTCAAGTTCTCGAAACGATAGTATTCCCAATTTGCACAATTATTTGCCAACCAAGTGAATGATGAAGACAAACCTGGTTGGATAGCAATCTTATGAGTGTTAAAATCAATGCTAGAAGATACATTATAAACGGTTTCTTCCCAAGAAATCTCCGTTTCTCTCTTTTTAGGTGTTTTAATTTTAAAATTTTTATTAATTTTTCTTTTATTAGCTCTTTTAACAATGGTAATTTTCTTAGTTCCATTGTTCTTTGGTTTTTGAATAGTAATATTCTTTTTCATTTTCAAGTTACGTTTTTAAGGTAATTTCTACTTGGTATGTTTTTTAAAAAATTCTGACGAATTTCCAAAGTTCTCATTCCACACATAAACTTTGCAGTATTGCCTCGGTTTTGTATGCAAATTCATAGAACTAAAATCCACATTATTCGAAATTAAAATCAATAGTCCCTTTGAACGAAACTATCGACCAACTTCGAAGTGTAAATGACTGGTAAAGTCTTTATTGTTTTCAATAGTTGAATATATTCATTCATGTCTTCAACTGATGCACCATACCTTTTGTAAATAAAATCATTCCATGATTCATTTGAAACTTTTCCTTTTCCTTGCATTTCTACTTTCCAAAAGGGTAATTGGGATTTACCTGGCAAAACTTTAACAAACAATTTGCAGATTCTTTTCAATTCCTTGTGGATGGCATGATAAAACCAATTACTTTTCATATTACCATAACCCAACCATTGTGACCAAAGCATTATGGCCGCTTTTTCTTGTAAGCTACCACCTATCACGACGGTGTTGTTCCAATTGGACAAAGTTTTCCCAAACTTGCCCAAGAAAGAGGGATCTCTAATCCACACAACTTCTATGAAATGCCCTTTAAGATAACCCACATATTCCTCTACAAAATATTTCACATTGAAACCAAAATCAATATAACCTTGTGCTGGATTGTCTGGATAATGATGATGAACATATACTGTGACTGCAATAGTGAAAATTGAATTGCTCCAGCATGTGGGTCCCTCACCAGTCATTTTTCCTGGTGTTTTTTCAACCTTTACTGTTTTTCCAGTTCTTTTATGTTTCAACTTTCTTGCAGCTTCATATTGTAAGCGCCAACATTCAGAAAATTCAAACCATCCTAAATTCTCACATTGTTCAATAACAAACTGTATCATTCGTTTATCTTGTGTTCTATCGAATTTTGAAAAATCGGATTCGAAAGTATTATTACCCACACCTCCTGTATCATCACCGAGAACAGTAAACCAAAGCTCATCTTTTGGAGCATCCAAAGCTTTTTTGTAAAACTCATTTAAATCTTCAGAAGTTGCGCCACAAGTGAAATAAGGTACATAAGCTTTAAAATTTTTCCCTTCCAAATAAATTTTATTTTCTCCTGATTTATCAAATTTTCTCTTGAGGATTTGAGTTAAACGTTCCACATGCAAGCCCATATTGTCTAGCCAATAACCAGAAAGATCAAACAAATTTCGTGGAATGAACTTGTCAGAATACAACAACCATTCATCACCTTTCATACTAAGATTTACACAACGTGGCAAATAACAGTTGTCATACATTTTCCTGTCTTGAATAATTCTTGCTTTCTGTTTGCTGGTTAAATTATTCAGAAAGAATTCTTTTTCTTTTTCCTCATGCACATAGGTGGGTGTTTCATTATGTATCAAGTGATAGTTTTCTTTAAACCACGATAAAGCTTTTGTTGTCATCTTTGTTGGTTTTACTTCAAGTAATCGTCCTTGATAACTGGCAATAAGATTATTATAAGTATTTTGTGGTTTCCTTAAATTAGTCAAAGCGAGAAGGATGGGATAAGAACCTTCATATTGGACTAATTCTAATTCACTATCAATTAAGGTGAAAGGTGTCTTTGGTTGTGAAGCCGCTACAATTGGTCTCACACAAACTTCAACTGTATCAAAATTAGTCTTGAAGCGTTTATTATTCATTATACAATTAGAGTAATCATCATATAATGGTGTATTTCCATTAAGTGCTTTAATGCTTTTAGTGTCTGTCCAATTTAAAAGAGTTTCTTCTACCTGTTTTTTACCCACTAAAGCGTACATTCTTTCGATATCATTGTTAATAGAAAAATGGTGTCTGACCCTAGAAAAATAATTTGAATTCGTCTTTATAATTTTTCTATGTAAATTAACTCCTGCTTTAGCTCTATATTTTCTCTCTTCCAAATATATGACAAGGCGATAACCAAATGAACTCATTTTAAGTAGCTCTTCTAAATAGACAGAGAAATTTGGATATTCATCGATAAGTGTCAATCGTACAGGACGATT